CCAGCCGATGGCAACGTGGCCTACAGCCGGGTCGATGATGTGGCACAGCCGCTGGACGTATCAGACGGCGAAGTTCAGGACGCTATCGAGGCTTTGCTTGAGGCGAAGCGTGCAAAAAAAGAGTGCGACCAGATTATCGCTGACGCGGAAACGGTCATCAAGGATTATATGGGCAACCATGAAGAAGCAAACACCGTTGTGGATGGCAAAAGGGTTATCGTTAAGTGGGGCATGCGCAACATGAAAGCTACGCAAGAGAAGGTTGTGCCGGCAAAGCCAGCCATGCGCGTGCGTCAGAATGCTTTGACCGTGAAGGAGCTTGGCGATGTATAGGATTACACCAGCCCAGCATCGCGTTCTGAGCGCCATACAGACGCTATCTGAGGCGCAGGGGTACGTTCCTAGCTACACACAGCTAGCGGCTACCCTGAACGTCTCCAAGCAAGCCATAGGAAAGCATGTGGAAATCATGTGCGACCGTGGCATATTGCGAAAAACCTACGGCCAGCGCCACACGCTGGAGATAGTGAAGGGGGCGCAGTAGCCCCCTTACTTTTTATTGCGCTTCTCTAGCAATCCCTCAACAGCACCGCCGCCAAAGTAAAAGCCCAGTATCAACAGCATCGCATAGTTGATGCTAAACTGATCCATGACCTTGGTGACGTCATCAGGGTTGCCCCTGCCAGATAGCGTCATGCCCATCACAATGGCGAAGCAAGTCACATAGGTGAAGCCAAACATAAACGCTAGCATGCGCTGCGCTATCTTAAATGGCGCGTAAGCCTGTAGCAAATCCGTCTTTGCCTTTGACTTTACCGCTACTTCCTCTTCTGTGCTAGTGTGCATGCTGTCGATAAGGTCAATGCCTTGCTTCACGACATCACCAGACCCAAGTATCTTTGCTAATATTCCTAACATCTAATAACTCCACACGTTAGACCGGGGCGGCTTGGTGTATGTGTCCAAGTGCAAGAAACGATTGCGCCCAGACTGTGCCACGCCTATGCCGGTAAAGCCTAGCTCGAACGCTAGGCGCATAATGTTGTACGCGTCAGCCCCGCCGCACGCGATATCTACAGCCAGCCCCATCGTGTGTATGCCCGGCCTGTCCTTCGCCGCTTCCACGGGGTGTGTCTCATGGCGGTAGCCGCTGGTCACGGTCATCGCCTTGCCGTGTGCTGTGCGTAGCGCTTGCAGCTTATCCATGAAGCTGGCTTGCATCTCGCACTTGCCTGTATGGCTGCATGTAAACTCAGCCTCGCTAAAGTTTGGATAGTTATCCCAGTTCATGTCTTACCTCTCACCACCGCCAGCGCATGCTGCCAGCTATCTATCTCTACGTCCGGCTCGTCAAAGCTCCGCGCACTGATGCGCTTGCTTACCGTGCCGACACTATCCAGCGCGGTGAATATCACCTTGCGCCTGTCAATAGCTACTGACGCTATTATATCATACGCGCCGCGCTCTGCCTTCTTTTTAGTTAGCCCCATGCCATAGTTGAAGTGATAGCACGGTGTGCGTCCGTCTGCCTCTGGCAGTATGTTTCGTGCCTTCACCTGTATGCGCAGATAGCCAACATCATCCCACGCCAGCAAGTCTATCTTATCCTGTTGCGCCATAGCTGCGCCCATAATCCCCGGCATTCCCAACACAGCGGCGCAAGCAACATGCTCGCCTATTAGCCCCGTCCTTGTTTCCCCCGCCATTACAGCCCTTTCAGATACAGCACCCACCACATAAGCATAGCAAGTCCTACAAACCCTGCTATGATTAGAACAACTATTATAATGATTTCCATGATTTGTTTGTTGCGCTTACGCCGGGCAGCGATTGCCGCCTGTCTATTCTTACGCGCTACCGCCTGATAGTTTAGCCAGTCCGTCCACAAGTTGGGTCTCCCGTGCCAGATCATTAACTGCTTTAGCTCTTCTTCTTGCTGCTTGAGCTTTTCCAGATGCATGAATTCTTCTAGGTCGCCGGACGCAAAGGGGTTGCGCTTTTTCTTTTCTGCCTTGCGGCGCAAGTCCTCTGTCGCGTTGACGTATGTGGCAACCTTATCCGCGCAGTCTGCAATCTCACGTCCGTTCTGCACGAATTGCTTGACCACCTGAAAAGCGGCGTTTGCGGCGGCAAGCTCGGCAAGCATGGGCTAGCCTTTCCTAGACTTCCAGATGTTTATCAAAAGCAAAATAACAGTAAGGCTAACAGCTACCAAGCCAAGCCAATCGCTTAGAACATCAACCCACAACGGAGCAGTCAAGCCGCCAGCATATAAAGGGATATCGTTCTGGTTCACCCTGCAATCTCCATTAGTGTCATGCTAGAAGTACCGCCATAATTCGTATTGCCAGTGTGCCTATTAAGATAACCAGTTCCTGCATCAACTTTCCATTGAAGTTTATATGTGGTTGCTGATGTTGTAGCTGGGCTGTCTAAGAAGGGTCTGTTGGCGTGGTAAAGCCCTTCATCACCGTGAGAATAATGACCTATAAAAGCATCCACATTTCCAATATTAGGATTTTCAGAGATGATTGTACTGCCTCTAATTAATCTGTACAAAATTGTATTTGAGCCGGGGCTGTGGGCGTGAGCCAACTGAACAGTGACTAAAATTTTATTACTCGCAGAAGAAGGAGTTATAGAAAGACTAAAACCTGAAATGTCTGCATAGGTAGTGCCTGTCCTAGTTAGTAAGTCTTCAAAAGAAAGAAACTTAACCTGCAAAACACTACCACTAGGCAACCCTGCGCTAGTAACAGAAGACAGAGACTGGTTGTTTAGTTTAATTAAAGGCATGTCAGTCTCCTATGCGTACATAATTCTAATAGTGCCAGCATCAAAAGTTCCAGCAGTAGGAAAAAATTGTATTCTGTCCAACTCGCCAGACAGTTCCTTGTACCCCATCATAGTTACAAAATAGCCGTCATAATCAGAAACAAAAATGCTAGCGTCCATTATCCATCTGTTGCTTCCAGCGTGTACTAGCTGACCGCTAAAATAGAAAACACTCACAGCGTTAACCCATGCATAGTTTCTCCAAGAATCGCCACTTAAAGAACTACCACCAGTAACAAGTGCATTTGTTCCATAATGAGACTGTCTAGCGTAGCCAGTGGTTTCAAATCCCCCGCTATCGCCTATTCGAATGTCAATAGTTGCTGTTGCATTAGAAGAAAGCCCCCAGCTAGTGAATTTAACTAACTCCACGCCACTTGGTATTCCTGTAAAATCAACCGTGCTACTGCCACTTGCGGTTTGTTCGCTAACGGCAGTTAATGCACCACCGATATTTGTTAAAGCAGAACCATTTAAAGCTGGTAATGCGCCTGTCAGCTTACTTGCCGCCATTGTATCTATCTTGGCATCAGTAACCGCACCATTGCCCAGCTTGGCAGTCGTAATAGCCCCATCAGTAACCGTCTTTACAGCTAGCACATCACCCAGCGCAACAACAAAGTCGATGCTGTCTGAGCCTGTCAGTGGGTCATCAAACACTAGGTCAGAACCTGACACTGTAAAGCTGTCTTGTGGTGCTTGGATAACACCGTTCAGAGATACTAGCAGTTGGTTAGCACTCTCTGGGTAGTATGCCGCAGACCCTAGCGTCAAAGCGTAGGTATCTGTAGCAGAAGCAGTAAGGTTGTCTAGCTTATGAAAGCCACCGCCTACTGGGGATTTACCGATATAGGGCATTACTCTGCCTCCGCTATTGTTAGTGTGCCAGCTTCTACCTGACGCATGATTTCTGCGTAGTGTCTGTTGGCTGGGTCAAGGGGAACAATCAAAGTTTCACCATCAATTATCGCAACTATATTATGTTCGGCTTCCCCAAAAACAGGGTTATTTTGATATTGTGCTGATGTAATATTCATTTTTATAACTCCGCATCCATTTTCATGTCATACAGCCCCGCAGTAGTTGTTGCGTAATACAAAACATACTCATCAGTAGCACCAAAAGTTGTGTATCCACTATTAAAAGTTGGCGTAGCCCTCATATTATACAAGTAGCCATGAGGAATATTCCCAGCATACATATAGACGTATCTGTCTTGATAATACCGTAAACACCTAGCCAACTCATCTGCATAGCTACGATGCTCAAACGGTGTAGCCTCGCCTACTTCTAGCTGTACGCCTGTGATTTGCCATGTCGCACTATTGGTTGCTACAACATCCGTTGCATTACTTCCTGCAATATCATTGTTAGCCGCCCAAGCATTTGCTGTTGACTTAAAGTCAGCCCCAGCACCTACGCTAAAGGTTGTTGTAATCCCAGCACCGTTTGTCGTTAAATAAGTGCCAGATGTATCGCCAACAAATTTTATGGTTTTTCTTTCCCAAGTGTTTGCAGAGTTAATTGTGTACTCAAAAGGATAAGTTCTGTTGAATCCATTACTGTTTCTAATTGCACCACCAAAAGTCCCTGTTAAAGATGACTTTACATAGAAAGACAAAGTTGCTGTTTTTGCATCAGCCGTTCCATAAAGTAAATGTGCGCCTGTATATCCTTCTAGCTGTTGCTGAACAAGAAAGTAATCAGAAGAAACAGGGGTGTAAGCAGAAAGGCTAGTAATTTTTAGCGAGTTTTGAAAACCAACTGGAGCATCTGTTACTTGTTCTACAGAAAATTTTGATGCTTGACTTAAAGAACACTTCCATCTGTCTGCACTAAACTGACCATCGGTAGGTGTTATACTTGAACCGCTGTTTCTTTGGTCAATAGCAAAGTTACCATTGATGATAAGATTTCTCGCCCCTGCATATTGCTCTTGAGAGGCTGGTAGTATTTTTGATAATGCCATTACAGCCTCCTATGCGTACATAATTCTAATAGTGCCAGCATCAAAAGTTCCAGCAGTAGGAAAAAAT